TTGGTTTTTTACAACGAAACCTGGTACGACATAACCCCATCAGGCTTTGTCAACGATTCAGTCGTTGGCTCTACAGGTTTTGGTTCTTACGAATTTGGTGAAGAAGATTTTGGTGACGCTCGCTCAACCTCAACACTATCTTTTCCCACCAACAGCTTTACTTTTGACAACTGGGGCGAGGAGCTAGTTTTTTGTTTTGCGGGCGATGGCAAGCTTTATCGCTGGCAACCCAGCTCACCAAGCACTATCGCTTCAGCGATTTCTAACGCACCAACTGGTAATATCGCAACCGTAGTGTCCAATGAACGACATTTGTTTGCGCTTGGCTCAGGTGGCGATCCTCGTAAAATCGCTTGGTCAAACAGAGAAGATAACACCAACTGGACATCCTTAGCCCGTAACACAGCTGGTGACATTCAAATCCCCACAGGTGGACAAATCCTTTACGGCCTCAAATACAAGTCCGATATTATCGTGTTTACTGACATTGGTATTAATAGGGTCTACTACTTAGGTGCGCCTTTTACCTACGGTATTGCCGAAGCAGGCACGAATTGCAAAGCTATCTCCGTGCGTTCGATCGTTCAGGCGGGTGACTTTATTGCGTGGCTGGGTGAGAACTCTGTCTTTGCGTATGATGGGACAGTTAGAGAAATCCCGTGCGAGGTGCATGATTACATTTACAACAACATTTCAGAGCTATACAGAAAATCATGTTGGGGTGGTCACAACCAAAACTTCAATGAGATCTGGTGGGGTTTCCCGTCAGACAATCAAACTTCACCAAACAAATATGTGATATGGAACTATCGAGACAACGTTTGGTCTATTGGTGAATTGGACAGAAGTTGTTGGGTTGACCAAGGTGCGTTTGATAAACCAATCGCTGGTGATTCATCTGGTTATATTTACCAACACGAATCAGGTGTCTTGACAGGCGAGTTAGATCCATTCTGTCAGTCAGGGCCATTAGAAATAGCTCAAGGCGATAGGTTAGTACAGGTCAATCAAATCATTCCAGACGAAGAAGCTAATGCTTTGCCTGGCGTGACTATCAGCTTTACTGGTAAATTTACGCCATTAGGTGCTGAAACAGACTTTGGTTCGTTCACGTTTGAGAACGATGGTTATACCGATGCTCGATTCTCAGCTCGACAAGTAAAAATGAAAGTGACCAGAAATAGTCAACAAGATTTTCAATTAGGACAAATTAGATTAGACGTTAAGCCAAGAGGTAAAAGATAATGGATTTATCATCACAACGACAATACATACAACGTGCTAGAAATGTTACTGTTGATTTAACAACTACAAGCGAAACACTTTTATATACAGCGCCTAGTGGCGATGATTTTGATTTTGTTGTAATTGAATCAATTTTAGTAACAGAAGATGGCGGGCAACAAACAAACTTTACTTTAAAACTAACAGACGACCAATCTGTGGAACATACATTATGGTCACAATTTAATATATCAGCTCACAATACGGTTGAATTATTAACTCGTAGTTTAATAATAACCCAAAGTGAAATAATTAAATGTACTGCTGCTCATGCTAATAAACTTAGTGTTATTATGAGTATTGTTGAATATGCCAAAGGAAACTAAGACTTGGGAGAGTGAGTGGCCCAGATGCAAACCTTACATTGAGAAGGCAGTAAAGTATCAAGATTCCTATACAATAGAGGATATAGAAGATAAAATAAGGCAAGGAATATTTCATTTATGGCCTGGTAAGAAATCAGCCATGATTACAGAGTTCGTCATATTCCCGCAAGTAAAAGCCATGAACTTATTATTTTGTGGTGGAGATTACGAAGAACTCAAAGAAATGTTACCATATATAGAAGAGTTCGCTCGTAGAGCAGGCATCAAAAGACTTTATGGCGGTGGTCGTAAAGGCTGGACTAGAAAGTTAGTTAGTCTAGGTTTTGAGCCAGAACATTTAATTAGAAAAGAATTATGAGTAAAGGCGCAACAGTATCAAGAACAGAAGTTCCAGCATATCAAGAACAAGCATTTAAAGATTTATACGCAGCAGGCAGACAAGTCGCAGGTATGCCATTTGTCCCATATACAGGACCTATGGTGGCTGGTTTTTCACCAGATCAATTAGCTGCTTTTGAAGCTACTAGAGGTTTGTTTGGCGAAACCCAAGCATTTAGCCCAATTAGCCAATTACAACAATTAGCACAAACACCACTTGATGTTAGTGCTTATATGTCACCTTACCAAGAAGCGGTTATCGACCCTGCTTTGCGTGGTATTCAAGAACGTCAAGACATAGCTCAACAACAAGCCCAAGAAGCAGCGCTTAGAGCTGGTGCGTTTGGTGGCTCACGAGGAACTATTTTAGAATCAGAAGCCCAAAGACCATACATTCAAGCAGCAGCTGAAACCGAAGCTCAACTCAGACAAGCTGGTTTCGAGCAAGCAGCCCAAAGAGCAGCACAACAACAAGCATTTCAAGCTGGTTTGCTAGGCGATCTCTATGGTCAACAGTTACAAGGTCTTGGTATGTTAAGTGGCATTGGTGGCCAGCAACAACAATTACAGCAAGCTGCCCTTGAAGCAGCTCGTGGTGAGTTCGAGCGTGCGTTGGCTTATCCAGGGCAACAGCTTGGCTATTTAACAGGTGCCATTAGTGGAGTGCCAACTTTACCCACACAAACTCAACAGAAGAAAACAGGTTTGGGTGATGTTCTTGGTGGTCTAACAGGATTGTTGGGAGCTGGTTTTACTGGTGGAATTAATCCATTTACATTTACAAAGTTTGGGGGGTAATAATGGACGGGCTATTTGGACAATCAGGATTTACACAACAACAAGAACCAAATGTTGATGCTGAAAGATTAAGACGTCAACAGCTTGGCAATATGTTATTAGCTTTAAGTGATGTTTTTAGAGGGCAAGATCCATCTGTTGGTGTTTTGCAAAGACAACAGTTTTTTCAACAGCAAGAAGAAGAAAGACAAACTAAACTGCAAGAACAACAATTACAACAGCAAACAAAAGATTATCTTGAAAGTATTCCAGAAGGGACTTTTAAAGATTTAGCAAAAACATATTTATCACAACCAGACGGTTATAAATATTTACCACAGCTTGCAGACTTACAAATGAAAAGAGAACAACAAGAACAAGCGGTAACAAATTATTTAGGTCAAATAGATTTGTTGGTTGAGCAAGGGAAAATAAAAGAAGATTTAGTGCCTTATCTAAAAACACTTTCACCTGTTTCTGGTCAAAAAGCAATTAATGAAATTGTGTTTGCATCACCAGACCAGCAAACAGCAGCTATTGAAAATTTTGAATTTATGCAAAAAGTAAGAGAAAAAGGAGATCCTGAAGAAATAGAACTAGCAGAAAGAATTATTGCTGGCAAGAATCAAGGCAAATCAAGTGAAAGAATTAAATCAGAAGTTGTTCAAAGTCTTATAACAAAAACAGATCAATTTGGTAAATTAATAAGTGAAGAAGAAATACAACAAAGACTATCAACATTAGATTCTTTATTAGGTAGCGCTCCTATAAATAATACTTCCGATCAAAAATCATCATACAGTATTGGTGGTTATCAAGTATCTTTACCAAGTGGGGACTAAATGCCCGAGTACACAGTTACAAACAAAGAGGGCAAAACCTTAAAGCTGATTGGTGATAAACCACCAACAGAAGAACAACTAGATCAAATATTTGCCGAATACGAACAAAAATCTTTAGTTCAAGACCCTATCAAGCAAAATCCTCAAAAACAAATAAAGCTTACAGAAGAAAGCATTATTGAAGATCCTGAATGGATAAATGCTTCTAAATCTATATATGAGTGGGAGAAAGGGGTTGATGCTCCTAAACTAGAATCTGATGAAGATTATGCTAATTTTGGTTTAGACTATATGGGTTGGTTTAATTACAACCTTCCTAAAATGGGAGTAGAAGCGACACAATTAAAAGGAGCAACCGATCAACAAAAAAAAGATTTTATAGCTCTAATGGATATGTATGATCAAAAATCAGCTAGTCTAGCTGGGTTTGGTCGAGCTTTAAAAGGGATAGCTGCTGATCCATCAACATATATTGGTCTTGGTACATTGGGCGCTGGTACAGCAGCCGCACAATCTATAAAACAAGCCATAAAAGAAGGAGTAAAACAAGCAACAAAAGCTGGAGCAAAACAAGGCGCAAAGATTGGTGCAATAGAAGGCTCTGTTTATGCCACCGCAGATAATGCTTTAAGACAAACAGCAAGAATAAATGCTGGTGTTCAAGAAGATTTTGATTTTAAAGAATCTGGAAAAGCAGCTGTTTTAGGAGCAGGTATTGGTGGATCTTTAGGTGGGGTTTTAGGGGGTGTT